CAGTGTTGTTACCAAGAATAAAATCCCAGGGATTACGACCCGAGAAAATGGTGGTGCCAACAATATCAGAAAAGGCCCAAGGAAAAGTGCCAACCAACTGCGGACGCATAGCTAGCTCCTTATAATCAATCTGAAGCTCAGGAACATCATTATCAGCTTGCTTACGAGAAACAAACTTAGTATCAGCATTAGAGCGACTGGGATTTGAAGGAAGAGCCTCAGTGAAACGAACACCAGTGGCATCCATTTGAAGTTCAGCATCACCAAAAGAGCCAAAAATTTTATGGGACCAAGCAAATGTGCCATCACGAAAGTTCATTAAAGCACAATCATAAGGAACAGCTGCAGGAGCATGATATTTAATAAGAGAAGTATCCAAGTCATCACGAAGTAGAGCAAAAGCACGGCGGCCTGAACCCCAAAGACGAGCAAGGGCATGATTAGCATTAGTAACAGAAGCATGAACATTATCCATGGACTTCTTTGTATATTTAATAGTTTTAGCAAGAGACACATCCTCAACAACAGGAAGGAAAGACTCAAACTCAGGACACCAACGTGTAAAAGAACCAAGAAAAGGAATGTCAAGAAGAAGTTCATGTTCAATAGCAAGCGGCTTATCCTTCTCAACAGAAGTGTAACCAATGCCATAACGACCAAGCCACTGACCAAAAGTAGCACAAGTAAACCAGGTACACAAATCATTAACGGCGACACGATGATCATCACCATAAACAATAGCATCAACATTGACATGATAATCACGAAGACCATCAGGGAAGCGTTCACCAGGAACGTGATTCTCCTCAGCCAAAGTGACATACGACATACGAAGATTACTTTTGGTGAAATCACTATTGAACAAAGTTGTGAGAGGACAACCTGAAGGATTCTGACCAATAGTCTTAAACAAGTGCTTGCCAACAAGCTCATTGCTATAGACCAACTCATAAAACAACAAATAACGAACTGGAGCCAAGCTAGGGTCATAGTCAGGGAAACGAGCAAAATAATGTTTTTCGAGAACATCAATATAACACTCCAACCACTGAGCAGAGACGTTAGAATTACAACGAAGAAGATCACCACCAAAACCAACAAGACTTGTGCGAGCCTGTCGATCATAAAGTTCAGACCACTGACTGCTATTGGTATCCATTCCAACAGCATCTTCATTGTCACCAGTGTAACTAAGAAAATAAGAAAGTAAAGGACCAAAGTACTTGCGGATCAAGAGGAGTTGGGGAATGCCCGAACCCATCAAAGTGCGAGAATCACCTGTTGCAATCTTAG